CCCGGAAAAAGCTCCGGGGGCATATTTTCTAAATACTTTCCAATGAGTTGTCAAGAGATTCAAACTAAACCGGAGTTGTGGACCGGTTTCTCCTTTCAAGAGCCTGGGTAAAACTAGGTCGAATCCCTTGACAACTCATTAGAAACTATTTACCAACCCAACAAAAGGAGGTAAGAAGAATGGATAACAAAAGTCAAACTGCTATGATTGCTTTACTTCCTTTAACTGACGAATGGTGCAAACAAGATCTAGCGCATCTAACCGTTGTTTATTGTGGAGAAGTTGATCTTTTAAAGAAAGGCGACTTCAATTCCATGGCAAAAGATGCCTCTTCAATATCTCTTTTGACAAATCCAATTCATTTGAAGACAAACGGAATTGAAACCTTTGGGGGTCAGAACGGAGATCCTTCTGTGGATGTTATAAGAATTGTACCATCTCAAGAACTCTTAGCTATAAGAAATTTTCTAGAGTTTTGGGATAGAAGCGAGTTCAAGATCTTCAAACCACATGTGACTATTGGTCCTGCTGGTTCTCTAATAGAGAATATTCCTCTGATGATTAGTTTTGATCGTATTATGGTTAGATGGGGCGACGAAACATTAACCTTCTGGTTAAGGCGATATTAGGAGGTTGCCCCTATGTCAAAATCCACAGGCAAGCCAACCCAGCGACCAGAAGAAATCAACAAGATCAAACGTCGCCAGGCTCCTGGGAAAACAATACAATCCAGAGAGAATCAGATAATACGATTGGCGTATGATCTTGCTGAAAAGAGAATTAAAAACGGAACAGCGACCTCGCAGGAGGTAACTCACTTTCTTAAGACCGGTTCTATCGTGACTCAATTAGAGAAAGCCAAGTTAGAGAAAGAAAACGAGCTTCTCAAAGCTAAGACAGAAGCACTTCAATCACAAAAGAGAGTTGAAGAACTTTATGCTAATGCCATGAAGGCGTTTCGAACCTATAGTGGTCAAGAGGAGATTATTGATGAAGATAACTAGACGATATTCCGATCTTGAACAACTGAAAACAATCGAAGATCGTTACGATTATCTTAAACTTATGGGTACTGTTGGTAAACAGTCCTGGGGTTGGGACAGGTATTTTAATCAGAAATTTTATCGTTCGTCTGAGTGGAAAAGAGTTCGAGATATTGTAATTATCAGAGATAATGGTCTTGATTTGGGAATTCCTGGGTTTGAAATCCATCAAAATATATTGATTCATCATATGAATCCTATATGGATTGATGATCTCAAACACGGTAATCCCGATATTTTAGATCCAGAATATTTGATCGTCACAAGTGAAAGAACACACCAAGCCATTCATTATGGGGATAGATCTTTACTACCACAAGTACCAATAATTCGTCGATCCGGCGATACAAAACTTTGGTAATAATCCATAAGGAGAACCATGACCGACAGCATACTAAACACAATTAAACAAATGCTTGGAATTCCGAGTACAGATACTGCATTTGATACGGACATATTTGTTAACATAAACTCGACTTTTATGATCCTTCACCAGTTGGGTGTCGGGCCGGAAACAGTATATTCAATTACAGATTCGACGCCTCTTTGGTCTGCTTTCTTAACAGATGTGGCACTGTATCAGGCAGTCAAAACCTATATTTACCTAAAGGTTAGATTGGTTTTCGATCCGCCAGGAACATCCTTCCATTTGACTGCAATTGAGAATCAAATCAAAGAACTTGAGTGGAGATTATCCGTTCAGGTTCCCATCCCACCAGAAGTTCCGGTTATCCCGGAATAATACAGGAGATCTCTATGACCGATTTACAACACGTTGGAATTCTTGGAATGAAATGGGGTCGTCGAACAGCAAGTTCCAGTGGGCGAAGTCGTTTTGCTAGATCACTGAAACAAAAATACAGTGTTACAACGAGCCAAGCCATGACTAAGTTTAAACGAACACCCGTAGTCAAATCTATGGATAAAACGAAAAGATTTCTAGAAAAGAAATTTAATCGAACAACCTTTGCTGATGCGATATTGGGCACAGGTAAGAATGCCATGCTTATGGCTGGAGCATTTACTGCTGTTTATGGAACCATGGTTCTTTCTGAAATAGCAGTTAATTCAATTCCCAAGATAGCTTGGGCGACCGGAACCATAATCTCAAATTCACCATTACGTTAAAAAGGAGAATACTATGACCGATTTAAAACACGTAGGAATTCTCGGTATGAAATGGGGTCGTAGAAAAAGTTCATCCAGCTCTAGCACATCTAGTGTCGATCATGCATCTGCATCCACGCTCAAAAAGAAAAAACTTAATGAGATGTCAAACGAGGAGCTCAAGAAACTAACAACTAGGATGCAACTTGAAAAACAGTTTAAGGATCTTTCTAAAAGAGATGTGTCTATTGGTCAAAAATTTGTAACCGATGTCGCTACTAACTTTCTAAAACAAGAAGCCGTTGGTTTTCTAACAACGTTTTCAAAAACCATTGCCTCAAATGTTTTGAAAGCTATTAAGGACCGAGTAGACAAAGCGAACGGTTGATATGACTCTATCTAATACTGCTACCCCAAAGTATTATGCCGAGTTTCGTGAGCGGGTTATCAAAGGAGAGATTCCAATCAACAGAGAAATCTCTTTGGAGATGAATCGGATAGATGCACTCATTGTAAATCCAGGAATTTACTACGATGACAAAGCTATAGATGGATTCATTGCCTTTTGTGAAAATGAGTGTACTCTTACTGATGGTAGTGATCTGTATCTTCTAGATACTTTCAAACTTTGGGCTGAACAAATCTTTGGTTGGTGGTACTTCATTGAGAGAAGCGTATATGAACCCAACGAAGACAACCATGGCGGTATATATATTCGTAAAAAGATTAAAAAGCGGTTAATCAATAAACAGTATTTGATTGTTGCTCGTGGTGCAGCCAAGTCAATGTATATATCATTGATACAAAGTTATTTCATAACGGTTGATACTGCAACCACGCATCAGATTACCACTGCTCCAACTATGAAGCAGGCAGATGAAGTAATCTCTCCAATTCGTACCGCTATCACTCGCGCGCGAGGACCCCTTCTACAATTCCTAACAGAAGGTTCCATACAAAACACGACCGGATCTAAGGCTAATAGAGTTAAGTTGGCATCAACCAAAAAGGGAATAGAAAATTTCCTTACTGGTTCTTTGCTTGAGGTTCGACCAATGTCTATTAATAAACTCCAAGGTCTTAGACCTAGAATTGCTGGAGTTGATGAGTGGCTCTCGGGAGACATTCGAGAAGACGTTGTCGGTGCAATCGAACAAGGAGCATCAAAATTAGACGACTATCTAATCATAGCCGTTAGTTCAGAAGGAACCGTTCGTAATAGTTCGGGTGATACAATTAAAATGGAATTACTCGATATTCTAAAAGGCGACTACATAAATCCTCACGTGTCGATTTGGTATTATCGTCTCGATTCTGTCGAAGAAGTTGCCAACCCAGAGATGTGGATCAAGGCAAACCCCAATCTAGGAAAGACTGTGACTTATGAAACTTATCAGTTGGATGTTGAACGAGCCGAGAATGCTCCCGCTGTTCGCAATGACATTCTGGCTAAGCGTTTCGGTATACCTATGGAGGGTTATACCTACTTCTTTACTTATGAAGAAACGATCCCCCATCGAAAGAGGGATTACTGGGGGCTTCCTTGTGCTTTGGGGCTTGATCTTTCTCAAGGCGATGACTTCTGTGCATTTGACTTTCTCTTTCCTTTGCCTCACGGCGGTTTTGGTGTTAAGGTTAGATCATATATTACGTCAAAGACACTTATGAAACTTCCCGGCGCAATGCGGGCTAAGTATGAGGACTTTCTTAAAGAAGGGACACTCCAAGTTATGGAAGGAACGGTTCTTGACATGATGGCGGTCTATGATGATCTGGACAAGCATATAGAAGAGAGAGAATATGATATTCGTGCTCTTGGATATGATCCCTATAATGCCAAGGAGTTTATTGAGAGGTGGGAAAGAGAGAACGGTCCGTATGCTATTGAGAAAGTTATTCAGGGTGTCAAGTCTGAGTCGGTTCCATTGGGAGAACTAAAGAAACTATCTGAGGATCATCTAATAGAATTTGATGAAGACTTACTATCCTTCTCTATGGGGAACTGTATTACTCTTGAAGACACAAATGGTAACCGAAAATTGTTAAAGAAGCGTTATGATCAGAAAATCGATAATGTTTCTGCAATGATGGATGCCTATATCGCGTACAAAGCAAATAAAGAATCTTTCGAATAAAAGGAGAAAAAATGCAAAATTTAACTGCTACTGAACTTAAAGTTTTAAATCAACTATCCATGCTTCGCAATCAATCGGTACTTCTCGGTGGTCTTGTGGACAATGTGGTAAAGTCGTTGAAGACTATTGGTACGCCCGTCAATGCTGTAAATGCGAGTATGGTTCTGACACTTGCGGGAGTTGTTATTGACGGAGAAAAGGTTACACTTAATAACCCCCTAATTGTCGACAGTGACGTTTATGAGTTTCTTTCTGACGAAGCTCAATCAAAAACAACTCCGACCAATATTGCTGTAGATATCACAGATTACGCAAAAAAAGAAAA